GTTATGTTCTACCATAGGATTATTAGGACGACACAGATACTCTAAAATTTCAATCTGTTCTGGTGTAACCCAGTCGCGATTACCACGACCTTCCTGACCTAGCTGGTCTCCACGAGGTCCAGCCGCCATACCACGGTTTTGTGATTCTGTTGCAGCCCCTCTCAAACCAATATATGCAGAATCGCATTCTTCTTTCGTAAATGTATTTTTACGAAACTTGAAAATAATATTATCTTCGGTGAGAGTACCGTCGATAGCTTCTGCATAAAGATCACAATCATCTTGAATAATTCTATCATAATAATTATTACCGACAAATGTTCCAAGAACTTCTTCTGAACTGATCTTTGGTCTTACTAAAATTTCTACCACAATTATCTCCTAAATTAGTTGAATCATATACTCGTATATATGCAATGTTACAACGTAATTTGTGCATTTCTCAAAACAATTTCATCATGTGACTTTTTCAATACGCCAGCAATATCTGGTGGCGTCCAACCTTCGGGCTTTTGTACCTTACCATCCGCACGACGAAGAACCTTACCATCAACTAGCTTTGCCATATTTGAACGATGAACTTCTTCAAACACTTTATCTAAAGGAATACCATATGAAACGGCTGTTCCCAAAGCAATGTAGATAATATCAGCAAGAGCATCTGCGATTCCTACAATGTCAGCATCTTCTTCAGCATCAAAATATTCATCAAACTCTTCTTCAAGAAGAGACATACGAAGTACACACTCATCAATACTTTCGGGAATAGCAGGAACTTCGCCAATACGTTGACCGAATGCCCGATGAAAATCTTTTACGTCATTAAACCAATTAGTCATTAATCCACTCCGGAGGTTGGCGGTTTTTCCACTTATGCAATTTTGACTTACCTATTCTATAATAATTCCGATAGTTAGTCAAGGGTTCATTTGAAATAATATACTCATCAGCCATGCATGATGGCATAGGAGTCCAATCATATTCATGCAGGTTCTTGGGTGGCGACTGAAGCATATACGAGATCTCACCATAACATTTATGCTGTTTTTCGTAACGATACGTATACTCGCCCATCAATGCAAAAAAGTGATCAACGAGCCAAGTATAATTTTCAATAGAATTACGGCACCAGACAGCAGAAGGATGATTGATATGAGTCGCTGCATACAAAACTGAATCTCTTGAATCATCAAGAACCCAAGCTTTGGTTTTGCGAGCGGTTTTCTTTTCTAAATTAACTTTGACGCCTTCTACCTGACGACCGTCAAGAACACGATGTGCTGTCGAGAGCAACTGTGCACTCTCGAGGATCATCTTAACCACATGCTTATCAACCATCCATTCGGCAGCTTGAACGGGATCATGATCAATATAGAAAATATTCAATTTACGCTCCGTTTTGTTTCCAGCGCTTCATGGCCTGTTCCCGATGGAACTTATTTGCTCTCTGATAATAAACTACGCCATCCAGATGATCTAGTTCATGCTGGAAAATACGTGCTGACAAACCAGTAAACTGCTTAGTCAAAGTGTCTCCATTCGGTATCTGAAACCGAACCTTGATATGTTGCGACCTCTTTATCTTAACTAAAAGACCTGGAAAAGTCAAGCACCCTTCTTCGAGGACAATCTGATCAGTGCCAGGCATAACAATCCTAGGATTAAAACAAACAAAGTTCTCAGGTGCGGCACGCATAGCAAAAATGCGATATCCAACACCAACCTGATTTGCTGCCAAACCAAGACCATTTTTTTCATACATAAACTTAACTAGATTTTGTGAAAATTCAATAGGGTCAAATGGTGGGTTTAAAAAATCAAAAAGTTTACATGTTGTCTTTAAAATAATATCGTCGCTTTTAACTAATTCCATAGTATTTCCTTCACCAGTGTCTTATTAAGTTTTATCATGTTTCTCGTAAAATAAGATCGAAATTAATGATACAACGATAATTAATCGTTGGTTGACTTGAACAATGATATCTACTTCCATCAAAAAACACCATACGACCACGTTGTGGAGTTACTCTCTGGTGTTCTGTTAATGCTACTCCTACCGAACCACCAACAGCATCATTGCTGGTTTGGTCGTATATAATAGTATCACCATCAGATCCATTACAATAATAGATACAAGCAATATGCTTCATCTCTTTTGGAAGATCTACATGAATACCATTATGCTCTTTCTTATATTGAGGAGCCATTGGTATTTGCAAAAACGCTCGTGTATAATGGACTTCTTTAACTTCAAGGCCGAAACTATAAAATTTTGGCTGGAAAATATTATTTACAATGGGTAGATAATTGGGAGATCGTTTTTGAATATCAGGATGTTTCAGAACATGAACGAAACCATGAGAAGGATATGAATGATTATTTACGCCACTAACATCGTTTAGAAATTTCCAATCAGACGCCATAATTGAATCATGTACTAGCTTCTGTTCGTTTTCGTTCAAAAATTTATCGACGATTTTTGTCTCAAACATTTTATTTTTCATAATTGTTTCGTACATTATATCGTACGTATCATACCATACTTCTTTTTCGGTCATGCTATCCTCGAGAAATTTTTATGTTTTTCAAACACAATGCATCGATCGAACTTATCCTGAAGCTGATCACCCTTATGACTTATTATAAATGTATTCGTGTCTGAAGTCAAGCTTTTTATTACCTTCAGGAACTCTTCTGTGCCATTAGAGTCAAGAGAGCTATCAAACACCTCGTCCATGATAAGAAGGTTGGTATTGATACTATTACGCAGTTTGGCCACCGCTCTCCATGTGAACAGGATCGCGAGATCGATTCGCATTTTCTCTCCTTCCGAGAAAGAAGCGTAGGAGAATTCATCACGATATCTTGATTTGATTGTCTCATTAAAATTCTCGTCAAGTTCAAACTGACACATAAACTCCATGGAAGAAAGATACTTGTTGATCAATTTATTAATCACAGGTATATATTGTTTGATAATTTTCGACTTAATACCACCATCCTTGAGCACAATACCTGCAGCGTTAAGAAGGTTTTTTTCATTATAAAGATCGTTATAATTCGTTTCAATTTCTTTTAATTCGACTTCAAGATCGTTTATCTGAGCGCCGTCATGCGCTTTTGATTTTTTACTTAAATTTGATATTTCTTTTGTAAGTTCGTCGCGGTAGTCAACAAGAGAATTAATTTTTGTTTTGAGGCGATGAATTTCCATTTTTTCATTGTTTATTTGCGAATGAATCTCAAGAATTTTATCAAGACTAGCGTTTGTTTCGTCATATTGAGTTACTAGTTGGTTAAGACCAGTATCGATATTTTCTATTTCTCGAGTTTTAGTATCAATAGATATTTCACGAAAATCTTTACTAATGGTCTGAGTACATGTAGGACAATTTTCATGTTTCTTAAAAAAATTAATATCATTGGAAATAATAGCACGTTTGGCTTCTATCTGATGTTTCAGAGAAGAAAGTTTCTGAACTTTCTTAGTAAGAGTCGTTTCATCACTAACGGATTCTTGAAGAGTTTTTAACTTATTTGATAATTCCCAATACTGATCATTGATAACTGTAATATTATCATTAGTTTCATTAATCCGATTACGCTTCTCTTCGATCATTTGTTCATTATTACTTTGAAGTTCAAGAAGATGAACCTTCATAAGTTTAATCTTTTCTTCAATAATTTTCTTATTATTAGAACATGTAACGATAGAGTCGTTGTTGATCATGATTTTGTTTTTGAGAAGCAAATTCATTGTCGTAAAAATTTGTAAATCAAGAAGGTCTTCAATAATATCGCGACGAGCAGCAGGAGACAACTGCATAAAGGACTGAAACGTTGCCGATCCAAGCACAACTACCTGACAGAAAGACTTATGATTTACCTTAAGAATTTGTTTCTCTAAAATTTCCTGATAATCTTTCATCTCAGCTGATTGATTCATAAGATTACCATTCATCCAAACTTCGAATATATTTGGTTTGATTCCACGAATGATTTTATAATTATTCGAATTAATAGAGAATTCTACTTCAACGACGAGCATCTTATTGGTGATCGTATTGATCATCTGACCTTTATTAATTTTACGAAACGCTTTACCAAACAGAACAAATGATATAGCGTCAAGAATTGTAGACTTACCAGCTCCATTCTCGCCAACGATAATCGTCGACGTGTGAGTGTTCAAATCGATCTCTGTAAACATATTTCCTGTTGACAGAAGATTTTTCCATCGAAGTTTATTAAATAATATCATTCTACAGTCAATGCCTCTTGATATAATTCTATAATTTTACTCGTCAATTTAACTGTATCAACGTTTTTAATTTGTGTCGTTTCAAGATACTTTTTAAAAATATCAATGGTTGATTCAGCTTCATTGACAATGTCACCATCATCTTCTAAATTAAGGTTTAAATGATCTTCTACAATTTGCATTTCAATAGGATTTTCTGATTCAATATTTTCAATAAATTTATCGAACCACAGTGGGTTATTTTTATTTTGAACAATGACCTTAACAATTTTTTTTCGATACTTGCTGTAATCAAACACTGTTTCTAGGAACTTGGTGTCCGTGTCATTGTACCAAACTTTTTCGAACATAGTATATGGATTTTTTATAAAAGTTAATTCCCTAGTTTCTGTATCAAAGATATGAAAGCCTTTTGGATCGTCATAATCAGACCAAGTAAACTCTCCATGACTGCCCAAATAACAAATAGTACCATCAGAGGAACGGTGATGGTAATGACCACTGAGAACAAGATCAAAACGGTTAAAGATATTACGATCATCGCCATGAGAAACCATAGAACCTCTATACATCTCAAATCCTGCAAGCTCAAGGTGTCCCATAACAATTTGGGCCGGTGTAGATTTAATTTTTTCAAGTGAAACTTTCCTATTCTCGTCGCATATCCATGGAAGTAGTAGTACTATTATATTATCAAACTCTACCTCGACTGGATAGTTGGAGTATACCTTGAACGTAGGATACTTACCGACTACAAGCTCGCGAAGAGCGTTGATATCGTTTGTATTTTTAAAGTATGTGTCATGATTGCCAGCGATGAAATGAACGGCGAGATTACGATCAGATAAAGGTTTTAGAAAATCTTCGCGTAAACGTCTGGCGGTATTGATGTTAACATACTTACGGCGATCAACAAAATCCCCGAGATGTACAACGGTAGAAATATGATTGTCATCAATGTAAGGAAAAAATGTCTTTTCGAGGAACATTTTGCTATTGTCCATAAAGGCGACATTATCATTTCGAACTCCCCAATGAGTATCTGTAATTAATGCAATTTTCATATTATCTACCGATACGAGTATTGGCTAACTTTGATCTGGTATCTTTATCCATAAACGAACGTTTATCCCGAGAATAAGTGTTCAAAATCATTGTACAATAATCTCTAATTGCTTCAATTCGAAGTTCATAATTATCTCTCTCGGTGCTCCGTAAATTAGGATCGTTGAGTTTGTGTGCAAGGTCAATCACATTGACCGGCAGCATATGTTCATTCTTCATCACATACCTCTTTAATTTCCTCCAATATTGGAGTATCAGTAAATTTTTCAACACCACTTAGTTTACTATTTTTTTTGATGTTAGTCAACTTATTTTCATAGCTACGGACAACTTCATCAGAATATTCGTTTGCTTTTAAATGAATATTTTCAGCATCTGTCCAAAGGTTATTCATTAAAAATGCGTTCTCGAAATTTTTATGCTTGATATATGTTTGTTTCTTTTCTTTATGAATACGGCGAATAAAAGCATTCCATGCTATCTGTGTAAAGTAAGCGAAAGGATTGTTTGTTTTATCAGGATTAAAATTATCAACAGCAGCGATACAATCTATGATGCCATCAGAGATCATGTCCTGCTTATATGTATATCCTGAAAAATTAGGTTTCTTTGCTAAATTATTACAAATTAAAAGAATAGACTGTCCGATATAATTTGTAACCTGTGGCTTGGGTTTATCTTCTCGTTTCGAGATCTCAAGCTTCGTTCTGTGTTCAACCATCGAGGTATAAAGTGTTTTATTATTAATATAATTCTTTGCTTTCGCCATAATTAATTCCTTGACTTTTTCTGTAGAACGGGTATAATCACTATGTGGTGTGTGAATGAACAGTACTACTGATTGATTGCTACTTTATAGATCTTGTATGGAAACTTCTCCTCATTATAGATCTTAATGCGCTCCATAAAGTGGAGCAGTGTAAAGTTCTTCTTTGTTTTCCAAGACATATCATCAGATATGTCATATAAGGTTGACTCTGTCTTTGTCTCTGACCTACGAAGACCACGACCAATAGACTGAAGGTTACGTATACGAGACTTAGTCGGTGAAGAAAAGATTACGTTATGAAGATTCTTAATATTGATACCTGTCGAGAACGTGCCATACGAAGCAACGATGATAGCATCAGATTGAGTTTCCACAATCTTTCTGATCTCTTCTCTTTCATCAGCGTCAACAGATCCAGAAACATAATGCACCGGACGATCTCCAGCTTCTTTTTTAAGAGTTTCAAATAGACCCTTACCATGTTTATCAACGAACTGGAACAGCAACAGAGTGTTTCCTTCAAGAGATAATGCGAGATTACGAACGAAACGATTACGTGCCTCGAGTCGAACGATATAATCCATTTCTCCCTGATAATTCATCTTAGAAACGAGCTGACGAATTTCATCGGAGTATGACAGAACGATTGCTTTGATTTTAAAATCCGCAGCATACTTATTTTCGATAAGCTCGGAAGTAGTAGTGACAACACGAACAGTGCCGAATAGCCCTTCAAGTACGAGCTTATTAGTCGAAGTACCATCAAGAGTTCCGGTAAATCCGAAACGATACTTACATTTATCTAACTTAGTCATGATAGTTATAAGAGACTTTGCCTTAAATAAATGCGCCTCGTCGCCTATTACCACATCAAACTGTTCGAAATATTTTTTATCCATTTTATATATGGACTGCCATGTGGAAATTGTGATAGGTTTATTCGTTTGTTTATCTTGCCCTGCATATATTCTGTGAACGAACTTATCAGATTCAAAACCATAGTCGGCAAAATCAGAAGCAAGCTGACTAACCAAAGAAGTAGTTGGGACAATAATAAGAGTACGAGCACTATAATACCTCATTAATAGATAGATAATAAAAGATTTGCCTGATGAAGTTGGGGAAAGTAAAAGAGCTCTACGTTCACGAACAGCATGGACAAAAGCTTCCATCTGGTAGTCACGTGGCTTCATAGTTGGTGCAAGCTTATCAACGAAATCTTTTGCCTCTTTAAGCGAAAACTCGTCCGAACTAAGGTCATTAGTATAATCAACAACATAGTTTCTTGAACGACAAAACTCTTCAACATAAGAGTTTAGGCCACCATAAAGGGTGCATGATAAAAGATTAAATAGACGAATTTTACCGTCCCAAACTTTATTTTGAAACGCTGGCATAAACTTTGCGCCAGGAACATCGAAAGTGAAGTACTCATTAAGCTCATATGCGATTGCTGGATCGCAATGAATTTTATTATATACTTCGTTTAATTTTTCAATATTAACAGTATCCATTATGCTCTCATTTTACAATTATCAAAGTGCCATCTTAACATACTAGAACCTTTTCCAATTTTATTGCAATGTGGACATGTTCTTTCTATAGAAGCAATGTTTTTTAATAATGGATTAGGTAAACCTTTATTCCATGCTTTTTGTTTGCCTTTTAAACCCTTATTCCAAGGATTTTTCTCTTTCATTCTTTCTGAATGTTTTAAAGCTGCATTTTTTTGTTTTTCTGTTCTTTTTTCTCCTTTTAATAAATTAGTAGGAGAAACTTTACCAGTTCTAATTGGAGGAGATCCACCTCCAATTGTAGAATTATAACACATAGGATTTTTAATCATTTCTATACTAACAAGTTTAGATTCAAATATCAAAGCTTCTGATCTATCGTTAAAAAATGATATTATTTCTTTTTTAAAATTTTCTATTCCATATTTTTTAATGGCGTTTTTCAAACCATTACCCGAACCTAAGTAACCGTCTTCTAAATTTTCTGTAGAATGGACACCATAATAATATTTGTTATTTTTAATATTTGTTGTTTTATAGATTATATGAAAAATCATAGAAATTCCTCCATAATCTATTTAGGTAAAAGCTGCTATTGACCATTAATAAATTTTTGAAAGTCGATAGCTGCTTTAATATTGAATCCACGATTAACTAATGATTTGATAATTGATTCGATAAAATCGATTTTTTCGTTCTGAATACCAATTTTAAGAGACAATTTAACAATATCTCGATCGGCGTCCATGTACATTGGAATATCAGACTTTAGGATTAATCCTTTGGCGGGCATTACCCAACCTTTTTCTTTGGTCTCTTCGTTAGGACCCTGAGTATAAAACTCATATTTGTCTAACTTTAACTGTTTCATTTCAGCATCGTATTGACGAAGAAGAAGTCTTTCACCAATATACATTTGATAATATTTGTGATGAAGCTTTGGTATTTTAAGAACTTCATCACCAAGCTCAGTACGGTCGATATCCGAATCTTCTTTCCACTGTGTAAAAATATCTTCTATCTTCATCATCTCTCCTTCAAAAATATTATATTATATAATACTATACTTTTAGGAAAAAGTCAAGGAATTTTATTAATGTCATAGTAAGTATATTTGAAAACTGCAGAAGCTTCGATATAATTGACGTCTGAATCGATAGTGTTGAAGTTGGCACCAGTCAGGCTTACTGGGAATGCATCGACATAAACAATTTCATAATTTGCTTGTTTAGTACTTGTCAAAACGATCAGCGATATATCAGAATAGATACCATCTCCAGATGCAATTGGTTTATTTTCGATAGTTTTGTATTGATCAAAATTTTGTGGTTTACCAAGAGACTTGAGCCAATTATGAATTTCTAGATAATTTTGAAGCGCCTCATCAACCTTAAAGGTTATGCTAAGAGTTCCATAATTAATATGTTCGCCTGGATATGGAATTTTGACAAAAGGATTTGGAGATGTTGCTTCTTGAAGCGTAATGTCTGCGATGTTAACTTTCTGAATAAAAAAGTTAACATGAGGCGCTTTCTTAATTTGAAAACGAAAATTAAGTGGTGATAAAAAGTTTTTATTACTAGGTGTATTATCAATAGCTGACATCAATATTTTCCTTATTATATGTACCATCTGTTTTTTTAAAGATGATAGTTTGAGAGTAAACAGATGTTATCATTATTAGGAGTGCAAATAATATTTTAATATTAAAAATCTCTAGATTTTTTTAATTCGTCTGGATCTTTTATTTTGGCATTT